TACGCTCACCTCGGGCGTGATCGAGTTCGTCAAGAACCGGCTGCTCGCCGCGTGGAACAACAGCGTGTACCTGCTGTCTGGTGCTGGCCCGGCGTTGCCCACCGCTACGATCACCATGGTTGACACCACCTGGACGTGGACCTCGGCAACCGAGGGGCCTGCGGCTATCTATGTAGCCGGTGGCAACAGGACCCAGTCACAGATCTGGAACCTGATCCCCACGTTCTCCGGTGCTACGGAGACGATCGTCCCTACGGTCAACGTGACCATGCCGAGAGGCGAGCAGATCAACTCGATCCTCGCCTACGTCGAAACGTTCATCGGTATCGCCACCAACAAAGGCTTCCGGGTTGGTGACCTTCAGTCCACGGGCAACATCAGCTACGGTCCGCTGCTGTTCCAGCCGACTGGCGGATGCCAGTCGCTGGCGGGTGACGACCGGTTTATGTACGTGGGCTCTACGACGGCACACGATGGCGCCTCAGGCGTCTTCAGGGTGGACCTGGGTACTCCGTACCAGGAGCAGTCTACGAACGCTGTACGGTACGCCTACGCCCGCGACATCTACGCTCCTGGCGTGGTTGGTAAGATGAACTCGTGCACGATGTTCGGGGCGAGCAACAGGCTCGCCATGGCTTTCAGTGCCGACTCTCTGTGGATCCAGGATCCGAGTGTGCTGTATCCGACTGGGTATCTTCGCACCGCTAGGATCCGGTTCAACACAGAGGAGCCGAAGCTCTACAAGTTCATGTCGATCTCTACGCCCGACCCGCTCCAGGGTACCATCCAGCCCAGCGTGATATCGCTGGACGGGGTGACGTACCCGAGCGTGGTGTACGGTCCGTCCCTGAATCCAGAGACTAGCGACCTCACCATCGGGCAACCGGCCGGTCCACAGAAGTGGATCAAGCTGCGGTTTGACTTCGCTCGCGGAGTCTCCGACCACACGGTCGGAGCCATCCTCAACGGATGGCAGGTTAAGGCCCTACCTGGATCTATCCGTCAGAGGATGATCCAGCAGACGTTCCTTCTGTTCGACGAGGAGAAGGACAAGGGTAACCAGCGAGTGGGCACCGACTCGTACGCCCGTGACAGGTTCGAGGCTTTCAAGAGCCTCGCACGAGCGGGGGATGTAGTCGTGTTCCAAGAGCTGATGGAGGGTCTGTCGACCCTCGTCGTCATCGACGACTGGAAGTTCACACAGTTGGCGCCACCCGGACCAGGGGGTACAGCACTGGGAGGCTATCTCACAGTGGTGCTGAGAACGGTGGCCGAATCCACATAAGGGGTGGGACGGATGGACTTGAACTCTATCCTAGTAACGGCCAGTGCTGTGGGCACCGGCCTCGGGGGATTCATCGGCGGGAGATGGTCGGCGCGAGGCATCGCGTCCGACGTAGCATCCGACACCGTCGACATGCTCCAGACGCAAGTCAACCTACTGAAGGAAGACAAGGAGCATCGGGATCTTGAGATCCTTGATCTCACGCAACGGGTAGCCGTTCTAGAAGGACTAGTCACCCAGCGCGCCGAAGTAGAGCAAGTCCAGAGGACCGTTGATCGGATAGCTGATAGGGTGGGAGCGTGATGGATCACCTCAGCCACGACATCCCGGACGCCGTCCCGGCCTGGTATAAGCAGCAGCCTAACTCGCCGTTCAACGTGTACGATTCCGAGACCATCAAGGACATCCAGCGCACGCTGTCCTGCCCTGAGACCGGAGAGCTGGACGCCACCACGGTCAACCACATCAAGGGGTTGCAGTACGCTATGTCCATCCCCGCTACGGGGCGCATCGACGAGGCGACCGCCGTCAGCATCCAGAGACTGAGGGATCGTTATGCCGTTCGTCAGTGAATCTCAACGCAAGTACCTGTACGCAAAGAAGCCCGAGGTGGCGAAGAAGTTCGCACAGCACTCGGGGAAGCAGGGCTCAGCCCTGCCGTCCAAGGTGGCGCAACCGATAAGGGGTACCAACAAGTGAAGAAGTATGTGATCGACCTGACCGAGCGTGTCGCTGCAACGGCAGCCTTCACGTTCCTGTCCGCGTTCAGCGTGACCGACCTGAGCACCGCTCGGGACGCCGGTCTTGCTGCGGCTGCGGCTGCACTGTCCCTCGTTAAGGGTGCCCTCGCTGGCTATGTCAGCGGTGGCAACGGAGCTGGACTCACCTCCAGCAAGTAAGCAAGGCAAGAAGATGGGCCCCTCGAAAGAGGGGCCCTCTTTTTTTGTGCCCTAGATCAGCCAGTCGGGTCGTCGATGAAGCGGTCCCACGCCTCGTCCTGGATCTTCTGAGTCTGGACCCGGTTCACCAGCGCCTCCTGTCGGGCCTGCTGGGTGCTACCGCCCCGGGTGTCCACCTCTCGGACGGTTGCTGCGTCGTTCGCCTTCACTGCCTTTTCGTACGCCTCGTACTTCTTGCCCATCATGCTCCTCGATTCTCAGGATGAGGACACCCTTCCGGCGCCTCATCGTTACCCTTCTCATGTTCGTCTCCCCGCAGCGCCATCGGGATGTAGATGTCGGACGGTGCCCGACCCGTCTTGCTCTCCCACTGCTTGCGGTACTGCTCTTCGGTCAGTGCGATGTTGGCTAGGTCTGCCATGCTACCACTATCCTCTCGATGCCCGCGTGTTCGATGAGATTTGAGCACTGAGTACAGGGCTTGTCGGTGACGTAGAGAGTTCCTCCACGACACTCTGCCAAGCCTGCTTGAAGGATCGCGTTGTGCTCGGCGTGAATGGCGAAACAAGGGAACTGGTTGTAATCGGCTCCTGCGGGTACGTCCGCGTAAGAAAGTTGCCCCCTGGGGCAACCACCGTCACTACAGTGTAGCTTGTTATGCGGTACTCCGTTGAACCCATTGCCGATCACCTTTCTGTCTTGGACGACCACGGCCCCCACCTGACGGCGGGAGCACGTGGACATCGTAGACCATAGCTTAGCCAGGTCGAGGAAGAACGAGTCCCAGCTAGGACGCACTCGGGTACTCCAGGTTCAGCTTGGCTGTCAGTTCGGGAGTGGGCGACATGACGCTCAGGAACTCACGCCCAACCACGAGCACCGAGTGCCCGGCTGACACCTTGCGCCAGGCAGGCTCATACTTCCCGGTGTCGTAGTTGTACTCCTTCTCGTAGGTCTCGATCATCGGGAGACCCTTTGCGTTGAACGAGTAGACACGGCCGACCTTGTGTGTACCTTGCCCGGAGGCGGAGACGATGACGTCCCCGACCTCCACCTCCACGCCGAGCATGTCCCTCACTCGTCACCCTCCGGAACCGGGGGCGGCTCAAGGATCGGGGTTGTCAGGAAGTCGGTGAACCCTGCCGGACAACCGCAGTGCGGGGGAAAGTGTGGCGGGTTCGTGCAGTTGTTGTCCTTCACTTGCGGTGCTTCCCTCCCCGCTTGGGTGCGCCCTTAACCTTGACCTCGACACCCTTGGCCTTGCCGCGATTCTGGCCGTACTGCTGGTCGAACTCCTTGGCCTTGGTCTCCGGGTCGGCCTTCGGGTCGAAGGGCTTGTTGTTCAGGTCCTCAGTCTTGCGTCGGAACAGAGCCATCGTACTCCCACTTTCCCTTGTCGTTGTTGTCGAACGTGAACTTGTAGACCTGCTTGGACTGGGTGTGGTAGATCGCCAGACCTTCCGGGTTGGGGTGGAAGGGAACGGCGACCGAACCGTTCTTGAGCAGCTCCTGAGCTACAGTGTGGATAGCCTCCTCGGAGAACTCGCCCTCGTACAGCACCGGCACGCGCTCGACCATCACGTCCATGTCGTTGAACCGCGTCCGGAGGAACGTGCCCTCGTGCCTCTTTGTGTTGAACAGCGAGAACACCCGGTAGTTGAGGCCCTTGTACCGCCCCTGGATGCCCTTACCCCACCACTCGCCGAAGTGGTGACCGACACCGAGGGTGTCGAACAGAACCTCGCGGTTCGCCTTGACCCAGGCGGCGAAGTCGAAGTGATCGGTCGTCTTGCCGGGGTAGATCAGTCGGTTCTTGGACTGAGCTCCGACCTGATAGAGGCTGTCGCCACGGACGATC